ACAAAGCTATAGCGATACCGGTCAGCTTTGCTGATGAGAAACCCAAATTTCTCACGGTAAGGGATCGGAGGTTTAAGGACTGGATATTTGTAACAGGTGGATGCAGACGAAGAGAGATATTCAACCCTCTTCGTTGTGCTCTTAGGGAACTGGAAGAAGAGACAAGAGGGACCGTGTCTCTAAAAAATGGAGAATATACAGAGTTTAAATTTACAGTCAAGGAAAACGCCACTACAGATCTCGAATACAATGTTTTTGTATTTTTTGTAGATTACAATAAATCTGAACAACAAGCACTTGTTAAAAAATTTTATGAAGAAAAACAGAAAACCGAACTCAAAAAAATACAAAAGAAACCAATTAAAAAAACATTTGATGAAAACGACTATATGAGTTTTGATACTCTTGAAGAATTCAACTCACGTAAGCGCTGGAAACTTATTGTTGATAATGTTCTTAAAAATCCGGAGTTTTATTCGTGTGTGACTTCTCTCAATAGAAAAACCTTTTCTATTAAATAGAATGAAGTCTAAAGCTTACATTTTAATGCAGATTGGAGAACTTCTTAAAACAAATAGAGGACTTTGTCAGGAAGAAGTGAATGAATGGGTGGAAGAAAACAGCACTAAAACTGTATATGAACTTTTAACTATAAAAAAGCATTTAGGTGAAACTAAGGAGTTTCCAGATGTTTCATGCTTGGCAAGGTATAGAGATTAGAATTGTAAATAAAATAAGAAAATGTTTAACCGATGGTGTGCGGAACAGAACTTCATTAGAAAACCAAATTCCAAAACCAATGCATCACATGTGCTCATGGATGGGGGAGTCCTATCCGTGCCATTTGATAGATTGGATGAATTCCACGAAAAGTATATAGAATTTGTTAAAAAGGGTGAAAACTTATTTGTAGTTGAACAAAAAAGTCAAAATTATAAGTTTTTTGTTGATATTGATTACAAAGATGAAAGATCATTAACTATTATTGAAATTCGTGACATATGTAAAATTATTTGTGATACGGTTAAACGACATGGAGGCAAAAAGTGTCTTATATCTGTATCACCACCAAAAAAACAAGGTAGTGTTATAAAAACGGGTATTCATCTCAACTGGTCAGAATTTGTTGTAAATCAGGCTTCCGCACTGGCTCTCAGAGAACATATACTAGTGGCACTATCAATTGCAAAAGGATCCTATGATTGGAATGAAATAATTGATTCATCTGTTTATGGAAGCCTTGAAAGGAGAACAAAAGGAAGTGGTCTTCGCATGCCATGGTCTCACAAGATGGCAAAACATACCGCATGTGAAGGAAAGGGATGTGATGGTTGCATTAACGCTGGCAAAAATAAGGGTAAGAGTGTTCAAGTTGCTTATTTACCATTGTTTATATATACAGATGGACCACTCAGTAATCTTATGAGAGTTGGTCAAGATCCAGACTTAGATATTTTAAAAATGTCATCTATGAGAACCGATTCTGAAGAGTACATGACAGTTGAACCACCATCAACTACAATCAAAGAAGGTGCATTCACATCTGAACAGACAAAAGATGAGATAGAAGATGACGAGCTTCGTGGTATGATTGAAAGATTTGTTCAGGGTAATTTGGAAGGGCAATCACAAGCGTATATTACCAAATTGTTTAAACACAAAAACACATACTTGGTATCAACAAACTCAAAATATTGTGAAAATTTAAAAAGAAGCCACGGTTCAAACCATGTGTGGTTTATTGTGAGTGGTAGAGAAATACTTCAAAAATGTTTTTGTAGATGCGAGACACTAAGAGACAGAAGAGATGGTTTCTGTAAAGATTTCTGTGGAAGAAGGCATCTACTAACAAATGACATTGTTGAAAAGTTATATCCCAAAAAAGATGATATTAAAAAATGTCCTCAAATAAAAAAAATTGAAGAAAAGCCGGAGGTAAAACAATCTGATGTAAAACCACATCTAGAATCATTCATCCAAAAAAATATGAAAAATGGACAAGGTATTCACGTTGTTAAGATTTCAAAGAATAAAACCGAGTTCATTGCACTTACAACAGGAAAGTACTGTGAAAGAATAAAAGGTCAGCACGATGGAGACGTCACAATGTCCTATATAATAAGCAAGGGATTGATATCACAAAAATGTCCAATATGTAGAGATGGTAAGAACAAACCAAAGAGTGTTGTGCATAGATTAAGTGCATCTGTTATAAATGCTCTGAAACCATCTAAATAACTATTTTAGTGCATAAAAACTACTTAAACAAAACTCTTTATTTATATAAAATGGTTAATACCAGGACTCGTTCAGGGAGACAAATAAAGAAGCCAGAATTGTATGAGCCAGAAGAAACTAAGTTTGAAGATGATTATAACGATGATGAGTACGATTCGGAAATTGATTCTGACATAGATACCGAAGATGAAATCTATTCAGACGATGAATCTGACGATGAGGATGACGACGAAGGAAGTCTTAAAGATTTTGTAGTTGATGACGACGATGCGGACGATAGTGAGGAAGAATAGACTTAAAAAAAACGCTTTATATATTAGAAAATGGAAACAGATATAGGGAATCCCATTGACTATGACCCAACTATCGATTCATTGAAAAATGATAAGATTGATGATAATACACAAGAATCCGTTCAACATCAACAAGAACAGTATTATTATCAACCTCAGGAACTGATGTACCCAACACAACAATATCAACAACCAGAAAAATTTGATTTATTTGCTAGTGTTGATAAATCCACGTGGATTATAGCATTTGCAGTATTTTTACTTGGCTTTTTTATGGGGAAAACCATGCAACCAGTTATACTCAGATACACTTGAGTATGGTACAAATGACCCAATATCACCGTAAATAGGTACTATTTTTCCCGTGATATCACGATCCATAACTTGACTTGGATACATTGGAATAATAAAAGCATCCCGTGTATCTTCGACAAATCCATGTGTAGTGCTCGCAGACTCTTCATCTTTAGTCTCCTTTGTTCTGTTTTTTGACTTCATTACTTGTAAATCGAGATCAAAGAACAAAATAAAGAATGCAGCAGTCAATATGACTGCAATGGCGAATGTAAATAGAGTATTTAACATTTATTATTATAAAATTTTATTTTTCTAATTAGGCGGATGAAACTTCTGGCTCACCTTCTTCCTTGGACTCTTCAATCTTGGCTTCAGTTGAGGCTTCGGCTTCGGCTTCGGCTTCTTCCTTCTCAATTTCCGCTTCACGCTTCTTACGTCGCTCTTCAACTTCGGCGGCGACAATAGCGTCAGCTTCCTTGACAAGTTCTTCCATTGGAGAATCTGGCTTTTCCTTCTTGAGGCGTTCCAAAACTTCGGCTGGGTGAGAAATTGGAGCTTCGTCTGGCTTGGTATAGTATTGAGAGTTGTCATCACCTGGTGTAGCAAAAGTCTTGGTTTCCATCATTGATCGCTTGCGTTCTTGGAAGAGACGAGCAGCTTCAGCTTGGTTTTCTCTGTAGCCAGTCATAATTTCTTCGAGCTTTTGATTTTGATAATGAACATCTTCAATTTTGGTAGCGTCTGGTGGAATCAACAACCACTTGTACATATCAACGACGTAGATGTCAAAAGTTGGGTCTTCCTTTTGAAGGCGCTTAGCATGGGACGCTGCTTCGTCACGAGACGCGAAAGCACCACGGATCTTGATACCAAACTTGTCATTCTTTTGTGGGGCTTCCGGACCAACGACGGAAAGGCATGCATACAATTGACCTGGAACGGTAGTGTAATCTTGTTCAAGAGACATATTATGTACTATATACAGTAGAAAACTTTAAGCCAGCTTATAATTTTAATTATGAAGACATAACCTAAGTAAAAACTAGAGTCAAAAATTGTAAAAGTTAAATTACGATGAACCCACAAGATCATTATATCAGAGTTGTATTTTCTCTTTTACAAAATCATTTGGAAAAGAGATCATCTCTTCAGTTGTGCAATACAATGGATGATGGGCGATTAAATAGTATTCACGACGAAGATACAATTGCCGACTACATCTTGGAATTCTTTGGAACAGTGATTAAACGTGGTAAATCAAGAGAACTTGGAGATCTTTGGTTAGATATGTCTCCATACAATTTACCAGATTTACCTATAAATATTAAGTGTCTGAATGAAAAACCCGGACAAAGAAATAATTTATTTGGACTTCCAAAATTTTTTGCATATACTTTTGACGACCAAACTTGTTCAAGTAAAGTTGGGGTTGCAAAAACTGTGAAGACTACTCCACAAGATAAACTGCTTAACAAATATGGCCTTGTCATTGTGAGCAAAGATTCACCAAAGTGTTGGGTAGGAAGTCTTGATGAAGTTCCGGATTCAGATATTAATGCAAATCCGTCAAACGATTTTCAACTCGCATGGCCTTCTTCGAGGGTTAGTCGCACGAATGGAGAATACCGTGAAATGCTGACGACTAAATTACATGAACTTTTCAAAAAGATGGCTGAACCACTTAAAGTTTTTGAATCATTGTAGTACATGAGTAAGGAGCTTGGTCAATACTTCACCATAGATGATAACCTTCAGCAGTATGTATTTGACCGAGTTAAGAACCGAGGTTCTACACTTCTTGAACCTTCGTTTGGGGCGGGACATCTCTTGAAGAAGTTTTTACAATTTGATAAAAACTACCCAATGTTTTGTTTTGAAATTGATGATTCAATTGAAAGTGTTGTTTCATTTGATGAAAAACAAAATGTAGAGTATTGTAATTTTTTAACAAAAGATTTTGATTGCAAATTCAAAACAATTATTGGTAACCCACCCTATGTTAAACATTCACATGGTAATTTATACATTGATTTTACAAAGAAGTGTTTCGAACTACTAGATGATGAAGGTGAGTTAATTTTTATTGTTCCATCGGATTTTATAAAGGTGACAAGCGCGTCAAGTGTGATTAATGAAATGGCAAAAGTTGGCACATTTACAGATTTTTTATTTCCTCATAACGAAAATCTTTTTAATAACGCATCTGTAGATGTAGTTGTTTTTAGATACCAAAAGGGACTAATCAATAACAAGTCGGTTATTAATGATGAAGAAAAATACTGTAATGTGATTGGCGGAGTTATAACTTTTAGCGATGAACAAGTGAGTGGAGAATTGGTTTCAAATGTTTTTGATGTATATGTGGGTCTTGTTTCTGGAAAAGATGAGATATACAAAGTCCCTTTTGGAAATGTAGATATTCTCACTGATAGAAATGACATTGAAAAGTTTATATTTGTACGCGAATTTCCCACACCCAGTGATGAAATAAACAATCACCTTTTGTCAAATAAGGAACAGTTAATTTCTCGTAGAATTAAAAAATTTAATGAAAAGAATTGGTTTGAATGGGGAGCACCAAGGAATTTGAAAACGATAGAGAGCAATTTGGGAAAACCGTGTGTATATGTGAGAAATATAACGAGACGGAAAGAAGTTGCATTTAAGGGTAATGTCACGTATTTCGGGGGTAAGTTATTATGTTTGATACCCAAATCCGAAGTTGATATAGATAAAATTGTAGAATACTTAAATAGTGAATCTTTTAAAAAGGATTACACCTACTCAGGTAGATTTAAAATAGGACACAGACAATTGTCACTTGCCCTCCTAAGTATTTAAAAAGTAAATGCTTTTTAAGAATTAAGATGGAGGAAATTCGCAGAAACCATAACGATGCTAAGCGAACTTTAATCCAATATGCTACAAAAGAAGGATTCAGTATTTTGGATGTGGGTTGCGGCTTCGGCGGTGATCTGCAGAAATGGCACAAATGTGGAGCAAATATGAGTATGTGTGATCCAGAGCCATCTGCTCTTGTTGAAGCAAAGAGTAGAGCAAAAAATATGCACATGCGCGTAAATTTTTACGAAGGTGATATTCATAATTGTCCAAATAGAAAATTTGATCTTGTATGTTACAATTTTTCACTTCATTATATTTTTGAAACAAGAGACAAGTTTTTTAGTTCAATTAGAGAAATTAGAAAACGCCTTAAACCCGGAGGAAAACTTATTGGTATCATACCAGATTCGGAAAAAATTATATTTAGAACTCCTCTAAAA